CCATTTCATACCAATACTCAGGTGGTTGTACTACATTTTCATAGTTATGTTTTAGATACTCAATCCATCTTTTTGTCAAAATATATCTTTGCTCTCGTGATCCAAAAAAAGGTGTATCATTGTAATATCCGGTTTTTGGAATACGTCTTTGTTCGTATTCTACAGGAACAGGAGTAGCTATTTCAACATCTATATTAAATTTATCTGATATTTGATGAGCCTTATTAATATATTCATTAAGCATAGAGTTTATATCATAATTATGTCTTAATATGTGATGTCTAATATCTACAGAACCAAAGCATAGAGTTACTCTTTCTACTTTATCAGTTATTTCTATGCTATCCATAAAACTATCAAAATCATATTTAAGTGCACCATGTAATGTTTTTCCATCCATTCTTAAAATCATATCTTTTTTCTTAGCAAAAGCAATTGAATGAGAATCACCTATTGTTATACCTTCGTGATGTTCTAAATCACTATGTTTTAATGATGTAATTTTTTTACACATAGAAGATATTTTGTTACACCAATCTTTTGTAATAAATTCACACGTGCTAGAGTTTCCTATTCTTTTTGTAAACATTTCTCCAAAATCTGGCATATCATGATCTAGAGATATTATTTTCGTTCCTTGATCTATGCACATAAGCAAAATATTAAATTTTTTATAAATATCATTGTTTAAACCACCAAAAAGATTTAGCGATCCATTAAAGTTGACACCATGATCTATATATATAGTATTAGCATCTATTAAACCTGCGTCACATTTGTAATTTATTTCGGCTTTTAATAAATTCCTCCAATGACTAGCCCAACCATATACGTGTGATTTTTTACTAACAGGAATGTTAGCAAGTGGATTAGTGATATATTTGTTCATAATTAACCCCTCCTTTTTTTAATATATCTTTTGTTAAAGCAAAACTATCTATCCATCTTAATTCTGATTCAGGATTGCAAGATGCATAAACTTCTTTTATTCCAACTTGTACAATACCTTTTGCACATTCGTGGCATACACCTAAACCATATACATATAGTTTAGCTCCTTCCAATGATAAACCATTATGTGTAGCATGATAGATACAATTCATTTCCGCATGAACAACGTATTTATATTTTGTATCTCTATTTTCATATTTTTCAATACTATCATCAAACCTCCTTGGGAAGCCGTTATAGCCTTGGGAAATAACTTGACCTTTATCACCTATTGCTACAGCTCCGACTTTTGTAGATGGATCTTTGCTCCAAGATGAAATTGCCTTTGCTAAAGACATATAACGACGATCCCAATTATTCACTTGATTCAACTAAATCAAAATGCTTTTCATACACATGTAAGTTTTGTACTTGCCATATGGGCCAATGGATACCATATCCTAGTTCTTTTTCTAATCTTTGTAGAACATAATATTGCCACGCAAAATCATTTTTAAAACCATAAACAGCATCATTAGATCTCATTTGTACAACTGCTTGTAACATTCCATCTCTTACATAGTAAGTTACAGCATTAGTACATATAAAATCATTTTTACCATTCTCTTCAAACTCTTGCCAAATAGTAGGTCTTGTATAAATCATAGTAGCTCTTCTAGAGAATGGATCATTCTTCAATTCATATAAAACATTATCAAATTGTGATCCATAAATAGCATCGTAAATTAATTTCCCATAGTTAGAATTAATCTCACCGTGTTCATTAGCAGTATTTTTCCATGCTTGTGGTATAGGTTCATATTTTAAGTCATTAATATTTGTACTTCTAGATTTATACCAATCAATCTCAGCATTTTCATACTCTTCATTGTTTTTACCAAAAATAGTTATATCATCCGCATAAAATGAAGCTCCAATTATCTCAATAACATTTCCTCCATTTCTATCTTTAACAAACTCTTCTTTTAGCAGTTTTGTACTAAATTGTGCTCTTATATCTTTTACTGTATTCATTTGTTAAATATATCCTTAGTTTTATCTTGACCATCAAACTCTTTGCGTAAATATGTAACAAAGAATGATGCATAGTTAATAAGATCTTTTGCAGAATCTTCTAATGATTCAAAGTTAGGATTTTTGCCTGATTCTGCAGCTTCTAATACGCTCCACATACGAGTTGTTTTAGTATGTATCATTTCCATGATAGACAATACCCCTCTTGGGTAATAGTCTATTTGCTTGATCCTAGAATTAGGATTTTGGTAATCATTAGATTTTTGAATTTGTAAAGCAACACATTCATTGATAACTTTAACTGGTTTAGGAATTGAAGATTTCATCTAAGTCTCCTGTATTGTTTGAATGATCTGGAGCAGTCCAACCTTCTGGTTTAACCAAATCAGGAAGTCCTTCCATTTTATAAGTTCTTTTTTTATTTTCACCAATAACTTTAGACATGTTAGCCTTGTATACATCATCCCAAGCCTTATCAATATCTATTCCTAAAGTATCAAGAGTGCCAATAGTTACGACTAATATATCAATTAATGCATCTACTAACTCATTGGAGTCTTTGCTTTGATAAGCTTTAACAAGTTCTGTATACTCTTCTTTGATAAAGCCTAATCTAAAATCAAGATAGTGCTTTTTTGTTTGTGTATCTGCAGATTTAATAAACTTAGTTATGCCATAATGCGCGTGCATAAGCTGTATATCTTCAAACATAATCCCTCCTTAATTGGATTTTAAAATTTTATTAGACCATGAAACTATATAAAAGTAAACAGTTTTATTATTTCCATTTATAAATCCAATCGTTTCGAACAGGTCTCTTTCCTACATCTTTAACTTTTTCTGTTTCACTAGTATTATCTTTAATATTTTGTGCAATCTTCAAATAATTAGGTTGTAGTATATGCAATGCTGCAAAACCATAAACCATAGTGTCTAAGGCTTCATTGCGATTATTAATTTTTACCCAAGCAAACTTCTTTCCGCCTTTTGTATACTTGATTATTCTTTTCTCACTTGTTAGTTGCTTAAAGTATTCTTCGTCAACATGTGCAGGAAAATGTATGGTTTCTTCTTCTGCTTTTAATCTTGTAAATATAACTTCTTTTGCTGAATCAGTTCCTACAGCGTACAAAATATTTCTATTTTTCCCAACATAAGATGGCCTATTAATAATTGGTTGATTTGATAAACTTGAACCTTTAATTGGAAAAACTTTGCGGTGTATACGTTTTGATGCATAGGCATAAACTTGTTGTGTATGATGACCACCACTATCAACACATGTGCATACTACTTTTAGTTTTTTATTATCATCTCTTCTGTATATATGGTTTAAATAAGCATCTAACTCTAACCATATTGGATTAGAAGATGGATCTCCGTAAATAACTCTATAATCTACAACCCAACATTCATTATTATCTCCCCAACCTAAAACTTGAGCTTCAAGTCTATCTCCTTGTACGTCAACGCCACAAGTTAAGAGTAAAACATCGTTGGGTATATTTGTAGGATCGTAAGTTTCTCTTTTTTGCATTAACTCATGATGCTCTATACTTTCACCAGGATCATCAAAAGTTCTTCCTAATGCTGTATTGACCCAAGTCTTGAGCATTTCAGGTTGTTTTTTAACTTCATAAAAATCTATAGCCATTTCTTTCCAAGTTCGCCATGGACTATAAAGCTCAGATATGTGAAAGCCTGCTACTTTTTTAGTTGGTTTAGTTGCTATCCATTCGCCATTTAGTAACATCCATTGCTTCTTATTTTCATCTATAGCAGATTCACAATGAATACAAATATACTGAGCTGTTTCAGGTTTACTTTTTTCCCATACTATTTGCTCCCATACTAATCTTTGTTTTTCATTACAATTAGGACAGGGCACATGAAAGTAACGTTTATCAGATTCTTCGAATGCAACGTCTATTCTAGACATGCCTTTAATAGTAGGTGTGGATGTAATAAATATCTTACGGTTCCAGAAAGTTGTTGTTCTTTTCATAGCAAGACTTATAGGATCTCCTTCTGCTCCAGCTGAGGCTTCATAACGGTCTACTTCATCACAAAGCAAGATCCTAATAGGTCTAGAGGCTAAACCCGAAGCAGAATTACTACCGACAATGTTGATGTTACCACCAGGAAACTTCTTACTTAAAACAGTATTACCACTATCTTTTGATCGCGGGTCTTTGACTTTTTTTCTTAAGCTATCACAATCACGAATCATATTAGCTAATCTATCTTTTGACCATGCTTGTGCCATAGCTAGAGTAGGTTGTAATACTAAAGTAGGGGAAGGATCTTGGTCTATGTAGTAGCCAACTATATTGTTTAATATTTCAGTAGCTCCCACCTGAGCAGACTTCATAAATACAATAGTACTTATTCTATGATCATTTACAGCATCCATAATATCTTTTTGATATGGCGCTCTTGACGTTCTCCACTGACCACTCTCTGCAGCAGATTCAGCTGAAAGAATCCTATTCTTGTCAGCCCACTCTGATACTGTTAACTCAGGAGGTGGATTCCAAATCTGGCTGATCGATTGCAGTAGTTTCTCTATATTCTTGTGGTATAGCATCTTGTGCTAGTTCCTCCAATGCTTCATATATACTTTCCTTAATTATCTTTTCTGCTTCTTGAAATTCATCACAAGCTACAACTAAATGTGCAACTTTATTAGGCAATGTTAACAATCTTGCTCTACAGTTGGCAATATAGTTTAACCAAGTTTGTTCAACCATATCTGTAGGAATAAGTTTGCCCTCTAGTACTGCAACATCAAGTTGTGCCTTATCTGCTTGAGCCTTTGTTAATCTGGTTTTTTCTTCTGTAATATCTCCAGTACCATCTTTTAAATGAAATCTACCTCTTTTTTGTAAATGCTCGATATATTGTCGTCTAGCATAATCTATTTCTAAAGGACTAGGTCCAGGTTTTACACTGAACACATCATCTTTTATTAACTTGGCAACATTTTGCACAGTCATAAATAAATGCTCAGCTATTTCTTTTCTAGTTGCCATTTCTTAAAATTAAACTCAATATATGTGGCATGCGTCTACTTTTTACGCGCGTGCGAATGACCACCGCGTAACGCTGGGGTAAGGAACCGCAAATAGGCCTCTTGGCGCGCTCTGATGCGTTACTTATCAACAATTTTTTCTCCAATTAGGCTATAACCCGCAGCATCTTTAAAGCTGTCTACGTGGCTGGGATTATTACATGATCTTATAGCTTTGAATGCAATCATCATTGAGACACATTGATTAGGTGTGACTTGTACACCTAA